GCCTGTGCCTCAGCACGAGAGTCGTTGACTGCCTGCTGTACGAAACCGTAGCCGGGGAACCTATTTCCGCCTCGATGCTGGAAACCGAACTCGATCAAATGCAGGTACTTGCTGGGTTTACGTCTTTTAGGCTTGTAGGTATAGCCTCGGTACATCGACCGGACTTCTTTCCGCTGCCAGCGTTTCTGGAAGGGATTCTCTCCGGGTTTTGGGTTACGTCTTCGGATGCCGAAAGATACCTGACGGTATTTGGAGATGCCACCGAACTGTACTGGCTTCTCTGGCAGGATTGCTTCGAGGTACTTACGGTTGACGCCGATGTAGCCGTAGAAGCGGTTAGGGTTGTGCTTGGCCTGCCTGTATTTGGCTGTCAGACTTCGGTAAGTCGCTCCAGAGCCATATTCGGCCTGTCTGGTCATCGACATGACGTAAGACTTCAGGCGTGCTCTAGCAGGGGTCAGAGCAGACCTGATTGACTCTCGCACAATGTGTTTACGTACCTTATTCAACATCTGTGGGAAACCATTGCTGACTTCCGATGGGATATCGAACTGGATGTTAAACTGTGGGATCATCAGTAGAGTGTCGGCAGGAGTTGAATGGTGACTGGTTGAGAGACATTGTCGATGATATGGATCTTCAGTTTCTTGCGGTCGCCCCACTGGTCAGTTGCCGGTCCTTTGACCGCATAGACTTTCTGGAGTTGAGGAATGACACAGAACATGCCTGCTGTGATCAGGGCTGCAGGACGGCACCAGTTGCCAATCAGGACAAATGTCTGCTCTGCCTGAACTCTGCCTGAGTCGGATACCTCTACGGGGTTTAGGGGCAATTCCAGAGAGAATGGACCTTTGTAGTGCAGATCGAATTCCTGCTCAAGTTCTCCGTATTCGTCGGCATTGGTGCTGGGAATATAGAACTCGCAGGAGTAACGCAGATTGGGCCGTGAGCGACGGTTGTACTTGTTCATCCTCGGCTCACTTTCGTCCAGTCATCCACGACGTAGCGAATGGCTCTGTGGTCGTTCAACAGGTTATGGTCTCTGAGAGAGCAGTAGCCCTGCGGTAGGTCTGTCATTGCCCCTTCGCTGACAGCATCGCGGTATTCGAACAGATGGTAGGCAAGGATCTTTAGTGCCCGAACTGTGCTCTTAGGAACTTCAGAGAAGGAAGTATATCCGGTTGTGTAAGCGATGGTGATTGGGTACGGCTGTTCGGTGTCAATGTCGTCGAACAGTTCGGCCCAGTCTTCACACCACAACTTTGATGGTTCGTGCGTGTAAAGCGTGTAGTCGCTGGAAGAAATTGTTGCTGTAGTACCGTCAGACTTCTTGTAGGAGAATGTGCTGAGAGCAGTGACACGACCAAAAGGCAGGAAGAATAGACGGTCGTTGTAGCAGAAGGCTTCATAGGGCAGACTGAGAGTTACAGTCTTACGCAGGATAAATCGCCACTGTTCTTTCTCGCAGATCGAGACGCATTCGTGCATCAGGTCGGTCAGGTCGACTGGTAGTTGTTCATCGGGAGTATCAGGATCAAATCCGATGTTCCGCTTGACTGCCGACAGGAAATCGCTGTCAACGATAGTCGTTACAGCGGCTTCTGTGGAGAGATCAATGTACATCGGCATGACAGTATCTCACTGGGGATAAAAACAAACCGCAGTCCAGCCACCCCCGAAACTGAACTGCGGCTGTTACCGCCGAAGCGGAACATCAATGCCTGTCCTTTATGCACGTCACCTGCAGTACCTCTGGCGTTCCTTCCAGCCATCGTGCAGGGAGAGGTGCGACAGGCTATTCCTTATGTGGTCGTTCCTGTACCGGTTGGGGTCAGGTCGCCACGCTGGTAGAGAGGATCAACCACGATAGCACCCTTGACGGTGTTCGTGTTGGTACCGGTCAGACGAACGACAACGGACAAGAACGGAGTTCCGCTCGTTGCCTGATCTTCAGCGTATGAAACTTCTTCGCTGTCCACTTCAACTGATACGTCTGCTGGGTTACCAGCGAATGCGACAGTTTTAATGGTAGTGTGCGTTCCTGAACCGTCAGCAGCACTGTTTCCAGTGATGGTAACAGTCAGCGTGCCAGTCAGCGTCATGCTGGAACCAACAAACATCAACTTGTTGAATCGTTCTGTGCAGACGTACTGATTGCCGATTGACCCGTTCATGGTCAGTGTCCCCAAACCAACTACAAGTTGTTTTGAGGAAAGATGAGTGAACTTCTGAGTAGCCATTATTGTTTTCCTTCAGGAATTTCTGGAGAAGAAAGGTTGAGGGGAGGATGGTGGCGTAAACTCCGGGATTCCACCCTCCCCTCACGACCTGCATGAATTAGGCAGTAGTCTTGGACAGGACAACGAACGGTGACAGGGTCAGACCGGCGTTGACTGGTGTCAGCACAGACTTCCACCATGGGCGAGCATCGTCGAATGAGGTGAACAGGAACACTTCTTCTCGCTCAAGGAAGCGGACATGGATCGAGCGAGTAATCGCAGACGAACCACGTTCGCCTCGCAGGATCTGTGTCGGGTTAACGCAGGCGAAGAAGTTGCTGTTCCATTCGCTGATTACGCTTCCGTCCTGACCGCTGGTGATACCGTTCATGTATTCCGTCCAGATAATCGGTCGACCGAGCAGCGTATCATAGCCATCGGCACCGTCAGCAGGATGGAACAGTTTGACGATTCCAGCGTTGTTGGGGGACTCGATGCACAGCTTTACGATGTAAGGGTACAAATCGAGAGCACACAACCATACAGCGTTCTGGTAACCCCAGACTCGCTGACGCATCTTGAGGACGTTGGTACCGTTGACAATGTCGCTGGTAGCCTGCCCGTTTTCTCGCAGAACGGTGAGCAATGCAGCATTGCCGCTGTTGAGCACGCCCAGCGGTCGACCAATGCCGTTTCCGTTGAGGTATTCGTTCATACGGTAGGACATTGCTTCCTGTCGCAGACCAGCGTCGATCAGGGCTGCAATGGAGATCGGGCTGTCACTCATAAGCTGATTGGTAACTGCAGCAGCACCATTCAGTTCGTGAGCCTTCAGACTGATCATTTCCATCTCAGACTTGCTGAGCGTTGGAGACTGCGTTTCCTTGCCACGGTAGACTCGGAATCCACCAGTCACTGAAGTGCTGTGGTCTTTATCAACTCGGGCAGGAATATCCACAACTGGAGCAGACATCGGGATCGTGGTCATCAGCTTGATGAACTGATCGGCTTCTGGATCTGTCTGGAGGACCGTGTTGATGAAGCCACGAGGAACAGTCAGACCTGCTGATTCCCAGTTAGCCTTGCTGAACTCGTCAGACCCGACAGCGTCAAGAACGCAGGCTTTGAGGCGAGCGTCGATGGCATCCGGGTTGTGCTTGTTCTTGTAGGCGTTGACAACTGAGTTCAGGTAATCCTGCTGGTTACGGAAACCGTAGAATTCCTTGTCGTCTTCCCACTGTGGTCGAGTGTGGACACCCTTGGAAAGGTCAACGACCAGCCCACTTGTCGCATTGGCAATACGCTGCGTAGCGAGCAGTGCAGCCTTTCGCTCAGACAATCCTACAGCAGTTTTGCTGAGGGAGTTCTGAACGGCTTCAATGCGGTCGAGAGCATCAGCATACTGCTGTGCTTCCTGTGCAGAGAGCTTGTCACCTTTGGCGTCGAATGCTTCGGTGACAGTAATGAGACGAGTGCGTTCGTCCTGAAGCTGGTTGACGGTCATACCTGACACGTCTGAGTTCTTTGCTGGCGTGTCGTTGAACACGCGAGAAGCGATGGCAGAAGCCATGACAAAACCTCCTGAATTGTTTGAAACTGGCATCTGGCGTCTGCTTATGTGCGTTGCTGTGGGCATAGCCGTTGACAATAGTAGTGTAAAGGCGGGCAGTGTATGGGTCAATAGATTAAAGCACAAATTTCTTGCGAAGGTTAAGTGCTCGCAGTCTGAGAGCCTGAATATCGGGAGAAGTAATCTCAGCCTTGTTACGGGCTATCTCGGGAATGTGCAGGCAGTTAAGAATGGCAGTATCTGGTTTTCCATTGCGAACGCTGTGGAAGAGTCCCTTATCAACTGCTTCTGAGGCGGATAGATAAGTCTCAACTTCCATCAAGTTCGTAACCTCTTCAGCCTTCATAGAAGTTCTGGAAGTGAAGATATCGACAATGCTGTTGCGGTGGGATTCCCAGCGGTTCTTCACATTCTCGATCTTGCTGAGTGAGTCGATCTTCTCATACAGGTAAGGGTTGTGCATCATGAACAGCCCGCCATTACAGATCTGACGATCTTTACCAGCCAGAGCCAGCCAGCCTGCAGAACTGAAGGCATAGCCATCTACAATGGTTGTTACCTTGCCGGGATGCTCCAGCAAACGATTGTAGATCGCCAGAGCAGATCCAACTTCGCCACCGGCACTGTTGATGCGTACCGTCAGGTCAGACGGTGCATTCTTCATAAAGTTCAATACCTGATCGGGAGTAACAGCAGTGTCCTCTGCCGACCATTTGTACGGCATGATAACATCGTAGATCATCAGTTCGTCTGAACTGTTGAAGGACAGTTTGCACTCCAGAGTGTCACCTGAAGGCAAAGACTTACGGTTCAATACAAGAGATTCCATCTTCGATTCCTTCAGGAAGTTTCTGAGAAGAAAGCCATGCAGTACGGAGGTCGCTCAGGGGCTTGCCGTTGATTGTAACCAGATCCTGCCACCCTGAGAGTTGGTCAGTCAGCAGGCTGTCGAACTTACTGTTCTGGGCATAAAACTCGGTTACAGCAGCGTCATAGTCGTCAGGACGAGATTGCTTCTTTTGTTCAAGGACTCGTGCCTCGTACTGCTTCAGACCGTTCAGCACGTTCAGGAAGGCATTACGAATACGCTTGTCGATATTCTTCTTAGACGGGGATTTGTCCATCTTGCCCGAGGTTGGTTTAGCCTTGGCAGCAGCAAGTTGATCCTGTGCGGCTTTGAGTTCGTCACCTGATACCATGCCGTCGTTAGTCTGCTGTTGCTGCTCGATCTGCTTCTCAGTCATATCGTTAGCCAGCGATGCACCTTCTTCCAGATGCAGGGAGTGCTCGACAGTCATGATGTTGACAGGGACGTAGCGTGGGTCTGCCGCAGCGTCTGACGGGTCGATATGGATACCGAGAAGAGAGCAACCTTTCTTACGGTTTACCATGCCGATTTCGAACAAGTTTCTGAGAGCACTTGAGAACTTGTCGATGACGTTTCGGTACAGGTAGAGTGTCTCAAACTCGAACGTGTACAACATCTGTGATGGCAGCGGGAGTAACTCAGTTCGGAATTGACTGCACAGGCGAGACAGGAATGGGCCGATGCCTGCCTGAACGAACAAAGCAGTAGCCTGAGCCAGATCGGTGTTGCCAGCGTCTGTGCCCATGTAAGAGTGCAGCAAGGCTGGTGGGATGTTAAAGCCTCGGGCTACATCTTCTACAGAGAAGGCACGAGTCTCGATGAACTGTAGATGCTGGAATGGGATGCCGGAGTTAATCGGCTTCAGACCCTGCTCAAGGATTCTGGTGCGAAAGATTGAGTCAAGGGGGGCGTTAGGATCTTCCTCGAAGTTAGACTCCAGACGCTTGAGTACGTCAGGGGCAAGACGGTTGTCTGTGGTTAGGAAGATCTGATTGGCAAAGCCTTTGGTGTAGAAGGCACGACCAAACTTCTCTGCTGCTTGGTACATCTCCAGAGCATTAGCAGAGTTGGCAATGAAGCCGTGGGCACGGTGGTATTCCTGATCCAGCACTTTGCCTTTGAAGTGGGCTATGTCGCTCTTAGGCAGGAGCATGAATTCACTCTTGGCGTCCCGGTTGGATACGCCAGAGTCAATCCGGTAGAGAAGCTCACCCTTGACAGCCTTGCGTCCGTTGGTCAGGTCTTCGCTGCCATTGGCACGGTAGATGTTGTCACGAGGGATACGAGATGGGTGGATGTAATATAGGCGGCTGGTACGGCCCATATTGTCCTGCTCACGCAGGAAGTATGCGTTACCGTCCATCAGAACGTCGTAGACGATGACCAGCAGTGCATCGTCCGCAGTAAGTTCTGGGTGAAAATAGTGTGAGAACAGGCGAGAGGCTGGGTGATCTGTTGTGCCGATGACACGGACTTTGTCACCTGTTGCAGAGTCGACAGAGTACATCCGGCGAGGCAGGGACTGTACCATGCCTGTGTAGATCTCAAGGGCACATTTGACTGCGGTCAGACGGAGGGCAGCGTCAGTGTTGGTGCCCATTTTCTCGCTGTTCAGGATGCCGTACAACTGCTGCCACGTCATGGCAGAGCCGGAGTTAGAGACATAACTAACTGCATCAGCAATAGCGTTTAGAGCCTGCTCAGACGTGCGAGGACGCTTAGTATAGCCCAGCTTGGTTGCAATCCAGTTAAGCATTACTTCAGTCCTCGAATGTCTGTAATCGTCTCAACTTCAGGATAAAGCCACGAACCCATGGCCATGAGTCCAGCTACAATCCCGTCGATTTTATTGGTGGATTTTGATCGGTCAGGTCGCATTTGTCCATCCCTACTTTGGACAATTACTACGTTTCCGACCATCCAATCCAGTACAGGGTGACCGCCATGGAAGAGCTGCTTATCCATGCAGAGAGCTTCCAGACGACGGCAAGGTTCGTTCATACCTGCAAATGACTGAGGGTAAGCACGGGCAGGATAGCCGTACTGTTTGAGGGTTGTGTAAATGTGGTGAGATCCCCAGCGGTCAAAGCAGACTTCTCTACAGCCACTGAAGTATGAGAGTAATCCTTGGTGTTCTCCATCGCCTACCATGGCTTTCAGAATGGCATCCTCGTCTACAGTATCCATCGGGGATGTTGCGTTAATGACGCCCGCTTCCCACCAAATGCTGTAGGGCAGATTCTGTTCTTTAGAGCGTTGGTAGATGGATGCTGCAGGACACCAGCCGAAATGCAGCATAACGCCGACACGAGGGAACCAGAGGTTGAATGAAGCAATGTCCTTGACAGATGCGTTGTCGAATCCAGCATGACACTCTTCGTCTTTGAGGGTTTCTACCTGACGGATGAACCACGACCA